AGGGTCTGGATAGAGGTCTGCGTAATACATATTAGCAAGATACGCCGCATCTCCGTGTGTTACATGACTAGGAATTGTCAGACCAAGACTTTCCATAGACTTCTTGACTTGAGAAGTTGTCCATGTGTGCTGTTGGCCATTTGCATTTTCCATCATTTTACTTACATGCTCTGCAAGCGCATCTGTAAAATGGTAGCCATGCTTTTTAACATACTCTGAATATCCTTTTGCAGACATAAGAGCATTCGCTGTTTGCTCATAAGGCAAATCAAATTTAACCTTATGCTCACCATGAGGAGTAGCTATTCTGCTTTCTACTACTACATCATCTTCATCTTCGTGCTCCTTATTATGGTCGCACGTATGATGCTTTACTATGATACATTTTAATCTGTGTCCCATAACTTTTAGCTTTCAAATTTTTTGATGAAATTCTCCATCATTTCCTGCTGCTTTTTCATGAGTTCTTTCATCTCACCAATAGAGCCTTCAATCTTGCCAAAGCGCTGCTCTGTTTCTTGCTTTTCCTTATACATAGGATTAAGCTCTGCAAGCAATGAAGGAGCTTTGTCAATGATGTTTTGAGCTTTAGAAGCAGAAGCCAAAACCTGTTCAGCATTTGCCTTTTGAGCTTCAACTTCGCTCATCAATCCAGATTTTTCTGTTGACAGAACAAGATGCCCGGCATAGGTAACTGAATGGCTTTCAGGAATAGCGTAAGTTGCCATTTTTCCATTGGCCTCTATAGTAACATCTACTACCATCTCTGTTTTGCCAGTCTTCTGGTTCATTTCTAATCGAGGAAACGATACCTGAGTGGCTTTGCCTTGAATAAGGCTAAATTCCTGTGTATCAAGAATGTATACAGGATAATTCTGCTTTATATCTTTGAATAACAACATATAGCTTATCTTTTTGAATTGTTAATAAAAAAGAGGGCACTCAGAGAAGTATAAAACTTCCCTAAGTACCCTCAATTTCAATTAGGCTGCTGGTGCAGCCGCTGGAGTGATTGATACTGTCAGTGAACTATATATAGCCAGACAATTAGAACTACCACAAGAAACATTAGCCAATCGTTGAGTTTGTCCCTCAGCTGATAATACAACATTTGTAGGCAATCCGGTTTGTTCTTGGAATGCGGCCATAAACTCTTCAACAATAACCTGAGTTGTTGCTTGGCAGCCACATCCTGGCGTTACTATTGTTACAGTAGCAATAACAGGCACAAAAACAGTCGTTCCATTAAAGATTGGAGTACCAGTCTTATAAGTTACGAATGCTTCAGGCTGATTTGTTGAGTTCTCACAAATTCTACGGCACAGGCGTTCTTTGTATGTTGCTAACAAAGATACTCGGTTGGGCACTTGCGCAGTGGATAATCCCACAGGTGATAAATATACTGCCATATCAGTGTCCTCCTTTAATTAGCAGCCACAGCCATTTCCACAACCACAGTTATTATTCCAGCCACAGCCGCAATTGCCAAGCCTGTTGAAACGCTCGTTAATCAGGTTGTTCTGGCGCTCCTGAGAAAGCTCGAACTTAAGGTCCTGAATTTTCAGAGCCTGTTCGTCCTTCCAGTGGTTGTTCAGAGTGTCGATGATGCGTTGAGTATTGTCCTGACCGGCACGAAGAATATCGCACTTATCTTGCTGAGCCTGAGTTTCGATACCCTGGGTAGCAGCACCTGCGCCATCCCCACCAAAGCCGAAGCCAAAGCCTCCATTGCGGAACAAAGCCAGGAACATAAGATATGCAAAAGGATTGTTCATCCAGTTGTTCATACCTCCACCCATCATGGCGGCCATCGGGCCCCAATCATCTCTACGGTTATTACCTGCCAGAATGGCTGCTGCTAGGGCGTTGTCATTGTCGCCTCTGTCGCAACAATAGATTTTTTCTGTAACTTCTCCCATGATTTTGAAGAATTTAGTGTTAACATATATTTTGTCCAAAGCTGTGAAAAGCCGCAACATTGAGTGATGCAATCTTCCCTACCAATACAAATAACTTAAGATGCCTTAATTACTTTTGCTTTTTTATTATTTTTTTAAATCACATGTATTTAATTCTTTCTTTCACTCTGTACCTACTTATTACAAGAAGTAAGTTCTTAATTTATATTGTAATCCCATTTTGCTTTAACCATACTTAGATATTTATCACCAGCGGTTACAGTCCTCACTCCACTATTAGTAGCATATCTGTAATACTTACTGTCGTTTGCTCTATCTTGTAGCTTGATATATAAATTATCATCATTTTCTCCAATAGCATGACTATCTACTACGCAGCTGAGCCCAGTGGTGTTATTATAAAAGCAAACTTTACCCTTACACGAATCATATATATCTATTGGAACTTCTGCTCCAGAGGAAACGTCACGGATAATATAATCATCTGTATAAGCATTTAAAGCACAATCTTTATGAACGCATACTAAACCAGTAAATAAAACTGTAACTTCTTTATTTGCTAAGAAATCAACTCGATTCTCACAAGTAAATCCGCAGTCACAGAACATTGTTTTCTTTATGTGTCTTGCAACAACAGGATGTCCTGTAACAGGTGTTTTACCATCGGTGGTAGTTTCGTGAAGAGTGGCATTTGATAACATATAAAAATTGCTACATTCAACTGTAAAATCCTCAGATAACTGAGCCGATGTTAGTTCTTTACCATCAATAAAGAATTTACAAAAACTACCATCTGTATCTATTCTTTCATCTCCGTGATAACCACCAGTAAAATCTGCTGTGTTAGCAAAGTGCATAGCAAACTCGTTTTCTACACCAAGAAGTAAGTTCTTATTCATAGGTACAAATTGTCCATTCTCATATTTACACAACTGACTCTCACCACTCAATCTCCATATATCAAGATATACAAGTTCATCATTATTAACGACGTGATGCAAATCAAGCATGAAATATATATTTGTTCCTGGTTTACGCATATACACATAAAATACTCCGCTGGTATTTCTATAAGAAATTACCATATTTGGCAAAGATTTTATCTTGCTGCTAATTAGAGAATTAACTTCGTCTTCTCTTACAAATTTTCTCCAGTTATTTACATTATTCCAATTAGCGTCGGTAGGATTTCTTGATACAAAACCATATAACGCCAAATTATTTGAACTTCCCTCTCTTACAGTAACAAAAGCAAGACCTTTTCTATATTTAGCAGGAATCAAAGGCAAAGTTTCAGCTAATGGTAATTCAGTATCTGTTATTTCAGAAGCATTAATAAGAGCAGTATTGATAATATCTGTAAATACGCCTCCGCTCTTAACCAGATTATCACTTCCAGCAGTAGGTTCATCATCAACACCTTGCCAATTAGCAACAGTTGTATTAAATGTGTCAGACATCAATCTATATTGCACATACTTATTGTCAGAATTCGGTGCAAAGCTCTGTATAAACCGAATACTCATACCCCCACACCGAACTGATGTAGGAATAAGTGTACTTAAATTAGAGCTACTTAATAGAGCTGAAAGAGATTCAAAAATCACTCCGCCATTACGTGCTGATATATCATAAATTATTTCTTGTTCTGTTGCAAGTCCAGTAGTTTTCTTTGTCCATGTACCATTATTCCACTTAAATATAACAGCTTCTCCTTCAGCTACTTCTATGCCATTAAAATTAGCATATATTCCTGCCTCTGTAGCTAAATAGAATACATTACCATCTGGCACACCAGGATTAGTAGCGGGAGTAGCAATTCCAGCAAATGTAGAATTTTCTCCTACAGAACTCACTATATTATTAAGTACATTCTGAAGAAGTTGCCCTGTTATTTCTTTATTTCCGTTAGTTTTTATAATACTAGCGATTGCCGCTTTTAAAGTACTCCAATTTGCCATATATATTATTCTGTTTTAAAATCGTCATTAAAGTCACCATTAAAATCTCCTCCAGATAAACTAGGAACATATCCACCAATATTAGCAATTACTGTATCTGTCTCAAACTCACACTCAACTGCGGCTAAATCTCCTTGGTCTTCCCATTCAGGCTCCATGCTAAATGTGGTTAAATCATAGGTTTGCAATTTACTCGTGATTTGTTTGTTTTCACATAGCCTTACAATCCTAAGAGCATCACATAGATATTCAGGAGCTATAAATGTGAACTTATAAATCTTTTTACTTACTTGGCTCTCAATAAAAGTATAGCCCATCCGCTCAGTGGCTTCTTCTTCAAAATCATATTCAGGCTTACCAATCTGTGTATTCAAATAGCACCTAAATTTGAAATTATCAGAAAAGTCTACTATGCCATTTTTAAGTTCAAAGTTATATGAATTGTAATACTCAAGAAGTAAATAGTCGTCTACTTTATTAGTTACAGTGAATATATCAGAATATATAGTTCCTAAACCTGATATTGAAATAGCTAAATAATACAAACCTTCATGCTTTATTTCAACTATAGGAAGAGTACCAGGATATTTAAGAAGCTTAAAGTTAGTATATGACTTGATAGTCAGGCCATTTTCTTTCATGCTTGCCGTTATGTCTGTATACTTGTCAGTGTTAAAGTTATAAAGCCTAACCCAGCCTACAGATGTTCCACTTCTAAGAACTGCTTGAAATGGCAATAACATATTCTTATAGGTTATTAGCGGATAAACCTGGCCAAAAGCATAATCTTTACGATGATTTTGCAGTGCAAGATTATCGTAAAAAGGCAATGGCGATATGTTATTATTCACTAACTTCATGTTGCTAATTTACAAATAAAAATCTATATAAGAAAATTTCTTAATAATTTTTAACACACAGCTTTATTGAGGCACATAAAGTAATCTTACTTTAGCATGGCGAGTATTTACATTGACAGAAATCTCATCTATTTTGCCATTTCCTATAGTGGTTTTAATCAATTCAAGTTCATCCAAATCTTCTTCAGTAGGAAATTCTATAGTATGCTTCATACACATTTTTACACCATTCGCATATAAATCTCCAAGCACATTACAGTCAAGATTTGATGCAGGCATATCATACATATAAAAGCGCACAAGGTATGCCCAAGCTGCATAGAAATTCTGAATTACAGCATTATATGTATCACCATTTTCATCTACCAACCGTGTTTCAACTATGGGCAATTCTAAAGAGGAGCCATTTTTAACAGGGCATAATAGTGCAAAGCCATCATCTGAGAAATTAGATGGGTTAAATAGCATATAATCCACGTCAGATGAAAACTGGCTTATATTTATTTCTTCTGTTTTATCTTTCTGTATATAGTTAGATTTAACATCTATGGTTACTCCACCAAACAAATCAGTAACGTCATCCATCCAGCCAAATTCATATCGTTGGTTTAGGTCTGTTTTATCATATTCTACTTCTGATTGAAAATATGATGATAGCTTTTTGTTAAACTGGTCTACTAGTTTAGTAAAATCAAGCTGAACATTTGTATTATAAGAGTATGAGCCTCCTCTCATAAAGAAACTTATGTGTTCAATCTTAAATTTACCATCTTCTATATACCAATAACATCTAAAACAATCACGAAGCATTTTCATTATATCTTCTAATGATACTTCTGCTTTTTGAGCGGGCTGGTCATATTCACCTTTAAGTATATTTGTTTTTTGTGTTATGTGTACATAAAATCTTGCCATCGACATTGGTACGGTTGTATCATACAAAAAGCGACTATATTCGGCAGTTGCTTCATGCTGAAGAGTGGGGTCTATTTCTTTAAGCAAAGCTTTTATCGCTGCTGCTATAGAATAGCTATCCTTAAGAGTATATTTCTTTCTTAGTTTTTGTTCAAATAAAGAATAATAGCTATCGTATACATAATGAAGCATTAGCCCAAGAATTTCTACTAATAGGCAAAGGTCTGCCTATACCAGTGCTACTAGGAATAAATTCATTAGTAAAATACTGGTTATAGTCATTTAAGCCATATCTTGTAGGTTCATCTACTGCTCTAGAAGTACAGAAAAACATTCCGCCTGTTAGCCCAATACACTTTTTATAATTTCTGTTGTCTGTGACAAAGTCATCAGATGGCAAATCATATGTGTTCTTTATACCTTCTGAATCTTCTACAGTATCTACATCACAAAGTAAACGTCTATAGATATGATATACGAAAGGACTTTCTATAGTAAATGTATCATTTGAATTATTTACATTTACCATCTTAATATTCTCGATCCCTATGTATTTATTGTCAGGGTCACTAACACCCCATTGCGTTTCTGACTGATATAACAGGGTATTACCTGAATTTCTATATAAACGTATCCAATACATAGTAGAGCTTCCATCTGCTAATTCCATTTTGCACGTGTAACCTGGATTCCATTTACTCCAATATCCGTTTGTTCCAGCGTATACTCCATTAACATCAGAAATGCTAGCATTTCTTATATAAAACTCATTTCCTGCTTTTATATAAGAAAAATAATACTTGTTTATCAAGTCATTATGGTTGTCGATTACTTCATTTACGTCATCTTCCCAGTATATGCCGCCAAAAAAATTAGATATTGAATTGGCACCTTTTACATAAACCTGCATTAAAGAACGTTTATGCAGGTTTATTCTTGATATAGCTGGAGCAAGTTTTATAAGGTCATAAGTATTTTCATATTTATTAACCACATCATTATATTCATCGAGAGCTGTTGTTTTAAGCTCACATGACTTTTTTTCATAGTCAAGTTTGCAATCTGTTTTATTAAATTCGCCTTTATAATACTCTATCCATTTACCAGAAGTCCTATTGTATTTATCTATAATAAGTATCATCTGGTCTTCTAGACTTGAATTGCGCACAAGCTCGTAATCACTCCCAAACAGATTTATTTTACCATCAAGTGAAATACGGAAAAATTCTTGCCCACTTTCTTTAGCATATTTCTTATTAAGCTCTTTATAATGTGGATTTACTTCTACTTTATCACCACCATTCTTCGATATGTAAAATTTATATTTTGGAGGTATCATATCTTTAATTCTTTATAATTCGTTTAACATTTTTATGCTGAATAACTACTGTGCCGTTAGGTAGTGTATAATACTTAGTTTCGCTCTGTTTTCTAATACTTCGCACGTCATCCTCTATTTTTGAAAGGTCCACGCTTCCATTAGAATTAAGAGAAATATTCAACCCATCTGAGCTAGCAAATGCATTAAGATATTTATCTTCAAATGTTCCTTTATTTAGACTATTAATAACATCTGGAAGTATCTTTTTGTATTTCCTAGTTCGCTTCTTACTTATAATAGCAAGTGCTTCTCCACCTTCAGCTCTCATTCTGCGCTTCTTCTTATTCTTTACGCCCAAATCAATATCATCACCAGATGCATGAGAGCCTCCTTCCAAGAACTCAAGACCTCCTTCTCCATATTCATCAGACTGGCTCGCTGTTACTTGTTTGGCTTTAATTTTAGCTACTGCAAATGATGTCCACATTGTAGCAATAGCAGCTAATGCGAGAGCTGGGCCAACAATAGGAATTGAAGAGAATGAACTCCACAAATTAGCAGATGCTGTGACAAGCGAAGATGCCTGAGTAACAGTGTTCATTGCTTCTTGACGTTTTTGGGCTGCCTGCAGCATTTTTTGTTTTTCTTGCTGATTTTTCTTTTCTTGCTCTAATTCTTTTTTAGCAGTAGCTACGTTATTAGCATAGCCATTATTGCGAGCCTCAACCTCGGCATCATAAGCTTTTTGTGCGGCCTCTACTCGAGCTTCAGCTGCTTCTACGGCCTGTTCAGCTAATTCAACTTCGGCATCCATAATGGATTGAAGCTGTTCTATTACTATATTTACAGCATCTTTTAGGGCATCAATCTGGTCATCATCAAAGCCAAGTTTCTCAAGCAAAGTACCGCCTAAACCTTTTTTACCGATGTTTTTAATAAAGTCATCAAGCTCTGATAATTCACGGTCAATGCCTTTAACCGTGGCTTTAGCAGCATCAATCTGAGCTTGACTCCAATCTAGTCCACCAGCTTCTGCTAAACGTATTTGTTCTTGCCATCTAGCTTTTTCTTGTTCAAGCTTAAATCGGGTTATCTCAGTTTCGCTGCGCTTAACTTCATTAAATACAGCTTCATCAAGAGCTTGTTGCTCATCGAAGCTTGACATATTAAAACTACCAACAGTAATAGCCTTTTGTTTATCAAAAGATGCATTTATAGCGCTTGTAGGTTGTCTTTTAGCTTCTGGTAACTGAGCATTCTTAAGTAATGCTATTTGTCTTTCTACATCTAATCGCTTTAATGAATTGCTGAGTTCCTCATAAGAACCTTTTTTTGATACTTCACCTTCTAATTCTAACAACTCTAATAGCTGTTCAGCTTTTTGTATTTCTGCATCTATATTGAGCAAATCTAGACTTAGAGTTAAGCCTTTTTGCTTGTTCTTTATAGCATTTTCTATATCATCTAGTGCTTTGATAGCTGTTTCTTTTTGGCTTTCTGTAAGCTTTTTATATTTTTCGTCTTGACCATTCAGTATTTTTTGGATTCTAGAATATTTATCGTTTAAATCAGCTATTTCTTGATTGAATGATGCAAAGGCTTCAACTCTGCGCTTCTTATTTTCATCCCTCTCAATCTCTGTACGGCTCTTTTGATATGCTTTTTCGGCTGCTAATGCCAGGTTATTTAGGCGGTCATCAGCGTCTCTTGGTGTACGACCTCTTTTATCTTTTTTGTGAGATTCTTCTAAGCCAATTTCTTTAAATAGAGCATCTGCTTGGTCTTCATAAAATTTCCATACGTTGAAATAGCTTTCAACTTCTTTTTCAAGAGCATCTGCATCTTTTTGTAAACTTTCTACATTTCTCTGCCTTTGCTTTTTTAATCTAGTCCCAAGTGACAAATCGGAGTCTGGCCCAGAAATGCCACCCCATAAAGCTTTAAAGTAATTTATAGTTTTGTCGAAAAAGCCGTACTCACGCACTTTTTCAAGTTCGGCTTTATTTTCTGCGGCTAATAGTTTTTGGTATTGCTGGGACACAACATTTAGCGCAGCTTCTGCTTTAGCTCTTGCTTTATATGCAGCCACTACAGATTCAGTATTATCTACAAAAGCATTATTGGCGTCATTTATACTATCAATGGTGATGCCTAATTTACTGAACTCTTTTTCATTATCATTAATCCACTGTGTTTGTGCTTTTATATTATTCCCTAAATCTTTCCAATTTTCAGATAATCTTCTTAATACTGCTATCTGCTGGCCATAAGACCCTGTAGACCCTTTTCCTAGCTCATCATTTAAGTCCTCTAAAGCATCTTCAAAAGATTTAGCTGCATCTCTACCTGCTAACGTTTTATCAATCCATGTGATAATTTCTTTACCGTACATAGAAAATACGGTAAGTAATACTACTAAGGCGGTGTTAAAACTAAATAACGATTTTACGATGGACCTTGTTACGCTTATTTGCTCTTTTCCTTCTGCAGCTAATAGCTCATTTTGTCTTCTTAGTCTTTTAATTTCATCCACCACCATAGGTATATTATTCGATATACCTAAGAAAAAAGTATTAAGCGATACAGCTGCAGCAGGTAATTCTCGTACTACTTGAGAAATAGAAATGCCTAAGCCATCCCATGTTTTTTGGTAATGGCCTACAGACAATCTATAATTACCTGTTGCTTCTTGCAATTTTATCATTTGCTGATAAATTGCATTTGTCTCAGCTTCAAGCTTTTTACCAGAGTCAGCAGCTTCTCTCTCAGCTGCAGACATCTGATTAAGTCGTATTTTATTTAATGCATATTGAGCTGAAAGTCTATTATAAGAACCTTCTGCAGAATTAGCAATTGTAGCTTGTAATTGAGCAATCTGATTTGCTTCTCGTATTTGGGTTGAATAGAGTTTAAGCTGCTGATTTTCTTCTGACTGAGCATAGGCAAGTTTCTCTTGAGCCTGAGCTAATGGGTCTACTGTAGCTTTCTGCTGTTTTCTAGCAGAAGTAAGCTCAGCAATCTTAGCTTTTAACTCAAGTAATCTTTTACCTTCATCTGACTGTAAATAAGCTAATCTTTGCTCTGCCTTTTCTACTTCAGACAGAGTTTGGATATGAGGCTTCATTTGGTCATCAAGGGCCTTAATCTGATTTTTCAAATTAAGAATATCATTGAGTAGCTGTTGCCCCATTTCGCTATCTGCTCTTTCAGCCGCAGTTAAAGACTTATATAGCTCAACTGTTTGCTTTAGGTCAGACTTAAGACGGTCATAAGAAGATATAGCTTGCTGGATATAACGCTGCTGTTCTACAGTTGCTCTATTAGCATCTGAAGTTTGTGCTTTAAGCCAAGCAATCTGTTTACCTGTATCAGATAAAGCTAATTTAAGCTCATTCTGAGCTCTTTCAAGTCTTGACGTAGATGCTGTTGCTTCATCAATAGCTTTACGCCCTTCACTTGTAGCTCCACTAGCAGACTTAAGAGAATGTACAATCCTATCTGCACCTGCTCTGATAGCATTTACCATTGTCTCGTATGACTGATTGAGCTCGCCAAGTTGCTTGACAAGCTTTTCAATCGAGTCATCCGGCTCAATTATATCGCTATATTTTATCTTATCGTCTTCAGCCATAATTATTTCCTTTTATGCCGTTTAACACTCTTGCTTTCTGCTTCTAATTGCTGTTTTATATTGTCAACAGCATTATAGAATTGAAGTACTGTCATCTTTTTAGCATCCATACTTGTTTTTTGAGCTATCAAAAGGCAAGTACTTTCAAACTGCTTATCATATTTTATTTCAACAGACTCACTTCCTATGTATGATTTTGGAGAATGCATATTAAGCATTATCATATCTATGGTTTCTATCTGTTCAGAGTTATCTGTGTCATTTATCATAGAGTCCAACACAAGAAGTGTTCTTTGCTTTAACTTATCGTATGCATCTTTTTCCTTTGGATTTACAAAATCTCCTGGAAAGTACATTTCAAGTTCGGTGGTTACTTTTTTTTTAAGCCAAGTCAAAAAGTCTATAATCTTTGAATGCTTTATTTCTTTAAGCCTGGCCAATATATTTTTAAGTCCATCGTCTGACAAATCATTAACTTCTTCACCGTCTATGCTATGGATAAGAGCTGCAAAAGCTAAATACCTTGGTGAAATTTCGTTGTTCACCATATACATATTTTGCCTCATGTTTTGCAGTTCTTGCAAAGCTTTTTTGGCATTATTGCTTTTAATGAATTTAGCAACACGGGTTATATGGGCATCAATATCATCTGCATCTGAGCCAATTCCAGAGTCTATAAGCAAATACTTATTGTACTTCTGAAAATTTATAATAGGCATTTCATCTATGCTGTCATATACCCGTACGACTTTTTTATTTACTATAAGGTTTTTCATATTAAAATTCGCGTTATAGGGGTTGATATGATAGGAATAAATATAATACTCATCTCGTTAAAGAAAATAGCGAGAATGATAGCGAGAATAAGCGACGTCCAAAAGCTTAAGCAAAAGTCACAATCGAATAATTGAGAAATAAGCTTAGGAGCTCTGGTAATTATCTCATCGCGCACACCGAGTTTTCCAATTAGCAAAATAGCAAATGCTGCTGCTAAGGCTATATATATTAAAGCCGAAAGCATTGTTATAAAATATACCGTTGACATAATTCTCTAGTTGTTAAAGTAAATTCAATTCGTATTCCTGCATAAGGGTACATGAAGAATTGTTTATCAATATCTTGTATACCTTCTCCTTTATAAGTATAGTTATTATAGATTTTCTCTATTGAATAACCTTTGTATATATTTTCAAAGCGCTCATATATATCATTTATAACAAGCTTACCAGTTGTAGTAATAAGACCTGGAGTAGTTAATACTCGCATAATTTCATCTTTTACTTCTTCTGTATGCATAACAGTTTCATCTTCATAAATGCTACTGAGGTCATACCAGAATATAATAGCCCCGCTGAAAGTATATTGTGGCAATGATTGAACTACTTCAGTAATCTTTTGTGGGTCATAAATATCAAACCATGAAAAATTGCCAAAGTTATCATTCGGTAAAAGTGACACATATTCTCCATTGCCGTTATACATCGCAGGATATATAAACTTATTACCATCTGGCCTATGTTCTACAAGCTTATACGCTCTACCAAATGCATAATTAAGCCACTTAAGTCTGTTCATAAGCGACTTTTGCATATCCTGTAATATCTTGTCAAGCAATACAGGGTCTTCCTTAAATCTTATTTGTACTGAGTTTTCCTTCATTTCCTTATTGCCTGTTTTAATCGTTTAACTAATTCTTTTCTTATGTGAGAACGAATTATTCTGGTAAAATTTTTATCTGTTAAGCGAAAAATCTCTTCACCATATTTCTCAATAAGTTCAGGTGTTTTTTCATCACTCGCAGTCACATAAAAACCTTCTGAGTCAAATACTACAAACATAGACTCATGAAAAGCACCTGTATCTCGTAATGTGACCCTTGTAGTAGGCTGACCTTTTTTCTTTTTTATTTGTATGGTTTTAGGCTTGTATGGCATATAATCCATTATCTTTTCACCTCTACCGTTGATACCACGACGATATAACTGGTCATCTGCTATAGCTGATACTATTACATCTTCTTTGTCACGCACAATATCTTCTAATAGCATAGGCAAGCTATCCTTAAAACTTCGCAACCTATATTCCAGATTGCGAAGTGTCGCATTATATCGTTTTACAGCCATACTTATACAGTTCTATATTTAATGCCATTGTTTCGGCATGGCAAACATACTCTATCAATTCCAGAAGTACTTAGCTTAATGGCCTTGAAAGCCATATATAACTGATAACTTAAACCTGATTTTTTCATAGAAGAAGAGTCGCCATCTACCTCATATAATATATCAAGTCGAGAAGCATTGATTGAATGCCTATTTGTTCTTACGTTAGAGTTGTACGCAAATTCGCGTAACATATCTACGGCTACCTGCTTAGCTATGACATCTTGGAACATCATTCTCTGCTCAACTATAAAGTCTGTAATATCACAGCTTACAGTAACTTCTAAGTTTAAGCCATAGTTATTATCGTAGGTATATTGATTGTTTTCAACATCCCACAAATGTAAACTTTCGTCTTCTATATTTATAAGTTCTTCATTTACGAAGAATGGATGAATTTCAAGATATTTAGACCATGCCATCCAAGCAAGTAATTCTCTACGTGAGCATGAACCGCAAGGCTCTTTTGACCAGTCTTTATTTTTTCTAATAGCTTGACTTCCCTCTGGAAGTTCAGACTGAAAATAGCACAAATACCAACTTCCTCCTGCATCATTATCTTCACTCTGATAAGGTAAATATACATCATTAAGCGAAAACCATTCAGCACTATTATCTCGTATCTTATTAAGCTTTATAATCTTTACTGGAGCATCCATACTTGAATGCATAAGATACAAAGTATATTCTCCAGCTTTAGTAAACTGAAGGCATATTTTATTTATCTTTGTGGTTACACCTTTTGCTCTTACTGGTACAATTTCAAAGCCAACTAGGTTTTTCTTATTCTTTACAGTATCTACTAATCTACCTGTTCCATCAAACAAAGTACGACTTTCGCATAATAGCTTATTTGTTCCTTCTACCGTTTTTTCATTGCAGTATCTAGCAATAGCCTTTTGAATGCTTGCTTTTGTTTTGCTTTCAAGCCATTCAGAAAATGGATTGGTTTCAACCCAATACTCAGACTCAATATCAGGCTGTTTGTTTAATGCTTTTTGTAATGCTTTATATAGCTTTTCATCATACTTTACTACATTACCTTTAGAGTATGACTTTTCAGTATTATATTCTTCAAAGGTCATATTCTTAAAGTCCGGAGCGATACAAGCCATATTCTGTAATGTGAGCAAAGGATGAATTTGCTGAAAGTATAGGCCACTTTCACTCACGGTTAAAGCATCAGATATTTTTAAGTCTGATGTGTCATAATTTTGCTCCCATCCTATTAGATGAAGCAATTTATCTTGTATATCGTTGGCTCTAACCATAATTCTTAATTTTTTAATGAAAAATAGGAGGCCACTATCGCCTAGTGGCTCAGTGTGCCTCCTACCAAAGCTAATAACAACTCAAAGATTTGCTATCGGTTTATCATCCTCCAACTCCTGCACCTGCTTCCTTAGTGTTAACAGGATTATCAGTAGTATTCATAACAACAACAGGCTTAGCATAAACTGCATCTTCACTCGATACATTGAATGCCAAGATAGGACTGGCCAATGTAGAAGGAGAACTGTTATAAGCAGTTAAGAAAGCTACGTCAACAGCAAAACCATAGTGCTCTTTGCGAGTGCGGGTCATATCTGCAGTAGCAGCTCCTGCAATAGCATTGTAGTCGCCTACAGAATCGTAGAAGTATGTACCAACAGGCATGTTCAACAGAGGCAAAGTAGCAATACCCCACTCATGGCCGTCACCGGAAACAGTTCCAAGCAAGCAGTCACGCTCGAAGCGGGTCAACATTCCAAGAGAGCCGGCATTTACAGCGTAACCCTGAGCATACTTACCTTCGGCGGCTGCGATATTGTTCGTCAAGTGAACAATTTTTGTGCCAAATTCATTCTGCTTGTTTACGTCATTGTAAAGACCGTGCTGCTGCAACTTACGCATGATAGACTCAACACCAGGGTCACCTACAAGATGCAACTGACCATAGAAGTCATTTGCTCCCATCATAACCTCAAGGTCACCAAATACGTTTTCGCGTTCAGTCCACTTTGCATTGATGGCATTAGCAGACCAGTCATACAGCAGCGGGTTTTTCAAAACCTGTGTTTTGTTGGCTGCAAGAGTAGCAAGAGCGGCTTCATCAAGCTTTTTCGCAAAAGCATAGATGTACTTCATCATCTTGGTTTCAAAGTCCTTCTGAATGCCGATTTCGTTGTTCATGTACATTGCCGGAGCAATAGTAAATCCCCACGCATAAGTGGCAAACGTGATTTGAACCATCTTAGAAGTGTTTTCACTGTCGGCGATTGTCAAGGTGCGAGTACTACCGATAGTAATATCAGCATCGTAGTCAATTACCGGAGTTTCCAGCGTGTTACCGATGGAGGTCCTTGCTTTTTGCTTCAGTTCCTCAGTGAGGATGCCAGTAGGGTCTTCAGACTGCACCATAAAAGCGTTCAGCGCACCGTACCTACTGGGGCGATACTCAAACTTATCAAGGTTAGAGTTCGCACGGATGTTCTGGATACGTGTTAAAACTAGACTCATAACTTTTAAGTTTTTTAATTGTTAATAATTATGCTATTATGGTGCATTACCCTTTTACGCCTCATAGCATTTTTTTCGTTTATCTCTTAGGATGTGTCATTTTATCTAATAGGCAAACTTGCCACATTGTTTTCAGTTCTCAGCTGCATTGACTGGTCTGCAAATTCCTGTGAGTCACGGGTTAAACCATTTGCGAGCAGATGTGCCTCAATAGCTTTATCAGCTTCAACTTGGCTCTTAATGCCAGACAAGTCAAGTGTTCCACCTGTTCCACCTGAACCGGACCCAAAGCCTCCTGTTCCACCGCCTGTCTGCTGACGACCTGTGTCAATTACGTCTTTAAGCGACGTTTCCATTACAAGCTCCTGCATTGTATAAGGATTAAGATTGTTCTTCGGATTGTTAAGGATATTACCATCCGCGCCACGAATAACAAGTTTCTTTCCTCCTTGGCCGTCTTCTATGAAATCAGGAGTACCTTTTGCAAGGACCTCTGCTTTTGCAGCATTGAGCAGCGTCTTCTGAATAGGCTCAGTGATACCACTCTTAAACTTAAGGCCTGCTGTAGCAGCTTGAAAAGCATAATCTACATGTGTGTCCTTAATAGTTTTATCAAACTCTGCCTTTTTGGTATTGAACTCAGTTTCCTTTGTCTGAAGCTGAGTTTGAAGCTGAGTTACCTGAGCTTTAGCATCTTTCAGCTGTTGCTTCAAAGTTTCATCGCCAGCTCCTTTTTCAAGTTTAGACTGGAGCTCTGTAACCTGTGCCTGAGCAGCAGTAAGTTGAGTTTGAATTGTTTTTGCAGACTCTGCTTTAGTTTTGTACTCACCGAGTACACGCTTAGCATAGTCATAACTCTTTTCACCATCTTTCTTTTTAATGCCTGTAATGCCAAGAATATCAGCATCATACTGACCGTGCAATGCGCCAATTTTAGTACCAATAACGGTATTCTCATCATTTCTTGACATTTCAGCAATCGCATTCAGCTGGTCATCCGTAAGGCCTGTTAAAGCTGAACTCTGTCGTAGCATCTCAATTGTTAACATATAGCTTTGTTTTTATTGTTAATTACTTTTGTACTAACTCTGCAGCATCTCCATACGGGTCGTGCAAGGCTGCCATAATGGTATAACCAAGGCCTTTATACGTTTTCTTGAAAAGCTGCCACTCTGCAAATGTGAACATTTGAGTATATGCTGGTGACTCTTCTTTGCCAGTCATTGGATTAAACCTACGACCGCGCACAATTGACAAGTGCACCATCTTCTCAGTACCCGGCTTAGGAGTATAACCACTCTTAGCCTGTGTTTTCAATGCCGATGATTTTTCTTCGATAACATCATCAACATCTACTAGGAAAAGAACTACCTCGTCAAGCTCTTCCTGTAAGTCGCTTGTCCAAGCTTTTCCGCCTTTAGCCTTAGCAGCTTCTAGTTCTGCTTTACGCTCTACAGCCTTTTTCTTATAAGACTTAACATCCTCAAGACTGAGTGCCTGTAGTTGCTGAAGTTCCAATTTCTGTAACATATTCCAAAAGTTTTTTGTTTATAATATCTATTTTTTCTCTCATTGGCTTATTTGAAGCAAACTCAATTATATTAATGTTCTCACGTTCAAATTTTTCGACTAAAGTACTAAAATTTATTTTAAGCTTTACCGAATTTTCATTTAATAACTCTTTTTCATACAATTTTAACACTTCATCCAGCGTTTTATGTGGATATGGCTCCAATTGCTTTAAGATAAGCATTCTCTGAAGTACCAAAGGATTGTTACGATACTCAACTTCAAGAATTTGTTGCGATATAGCATCTAGTTCTGAGTTAGACGCACCATTCTCCTTTGCTTGTTTGTACTTAGAATATAGTTCTGTTACTGTGAAAACGTAAAACTCTGTACCCCAGTTTACAGAAGATGATATGAAAGCACCTCCATACCTGAGTTTGCAAACAGTATCTTCGACAAATTTCTGTGCCAATTCAAAGTTGGTCTTTAAGGCATTGAGAACTGAGGTTTTGCTTTCAAAGTTAGCAGTTACCTGAGTTTCATTGATAGCTTCTTTTTCACTTACAGTACCACCTGAACCAACAACAGAAATTACAATTTCATTTTTAAGCCTTGCGCACTCATTGACATTATAGTCAAGTGAGTCTTTATCGATAGTAGTTATCTGAACAGGATTACGCATATCTGCGACACCTTCAGATTGATTTGGTATAGGAACTTCTAAGAATGAACCAGGACCAGCTATACGCTTTTCGCTACAGCAAGGACACTTTTCAACTGTTCCATCATTGAGAATTTTATACTCGCCTTTTGCATTGCGTAGAAAACCTCCATCGCAGTAATCACCAGTCTCATTATTCTCAAAATTACAATCAGCTTCATACGCACTATATATAGGATAAGGTGCATACAAGTCTAAATGCTGCTTCGAAATAGAGAAGAACAAATACCAATCAAGATTTGACAGCTCTTTTGTAATTGGATTTTTCTTAAGGTCTTTATTTTCCTCATTGAGTTGTGTTGACCAAAAGAACCGAGCTGGGCAATATCCTAAATCGTGCTTTGCCTCTGAAATAAGTGACTGAATTTCATTTTTCTCATTCAGCTGATATACTCTTATAGAAGTATCATCAAATACAGCTATTCGATGTTCCGGCTGTTTGAAAATAAGCCACTCAAACTGATTTTCATCAAGCCTAAAAGTCTGGTAATCAATTACGGCATCAATCTCAAGCCAATAAAAATACGGCTCTGGGCGCAAAGATGTTTGTACTTGAGGAAGGTCTACTACCAAAATACTATTTGGCGATACCTGCATTCTCTTCCATCCAGTTGTCTTCCACACCTCTGGCTCATTGAGGTTATTCTTTTTATACTGAGACCAATCCTCTGCAAGCTCTGAGTCTGTAAACTGGTATGAGCTTGATGAGTTACGGCTATAGAAAACCCTTTCGAGTTCTCTATAGACGTCCTCAACTACAGCAGGTGTAGGCAACGGAAATTTGAACAGATGAAGGAATATGTTGAATTTATCCTTCGGAAGCAACTGTCTTACCCAATCAAGGAATATAGTCGTAGGTTGGTTAATATCAGATACAGCAACATTCGTCTCAGTATGAAATCTAAGACGACGCTGCATGTTTACAGCTTTCTGAATAGTCTGACGTTTAGTCGGCTTTTGCAGAATTTGCTTTATCTGATTTAACTCTAAGGCCATTTTCTTCGTCGTAAGTATAATTGCTATCTTTAGGTAATTCCCATCCACCATTTATGGCTGTGCCCATATCAAGCAGGCGTTCGGCATGCTGAATGCCAAACTCCTGCCTCATATTGTACTTAGGCACAACCAATGTTACTGTTTGTTCTTTTTTCTTTCTCATAACTGAAAGTTTTAAGCTCCAGCAGAAGCGGCATTAACCCAATCTGTAAGAGGATTGAAGTCCAACGTTTCACGCTTAATGATGTAGAAGTTATCGCTCCAGTTAGGATAGAATGACCATTCAATGGTATTGCTGTCCGGCTCTTCAAAACCACCAAGCTTCTTGTCGCCAACAAAGAACTTACCAATAGGAATTGGGAAGTATGCTGTAGGCTCATCCTGGTCATCTACCAAACAGCCAATATTGCCATTTTCATCAATCAGCCAAACGCCAATCTCTTCACACATGTACTGTTTCAGCTGTGCAATTGCCTTCTGACTTTCCTGATAAATAGTGGCAGAGAACGTTGTCGGCTCACGGCCAATTGTAATCTCAATACCTCCAAGTGTCTGGTTACCACCGCCGAATGTACGAGCTGCACCAGGCTCAGAAGTAGGTCCTTGAATATACGGAGAAACTGTCATTTTAGAACCATCAGCCGCAGAAAACAAGGTAGAAAACGATGCTTTCTTAGCCGGGTCAGTGACAGAGTTCTTCGTTCCAGCTGTCTTATAGATGCGCTGGAATGCAACTTTTTGAACTTGCCCCATACTCTCCTTGCATTCAGCAATCTCAAGGTCGGCGATATGAGCACCGGCAGGGCATCCACAGTTTAATCCCATATTATTTATGTTTTTAATGTTAATACTACCGAGCAGCTACTCTTAACTTGCATCGAATTACCTGTATTTTTGCTTCAAATTGACTTCTCCACAGTGCAAATATACTAAATTTCTTTATAAGCTGTACCGCTTTTAACATTTTTTATAGAGGTATTTTTATTTCATATTCTCGCATTATGTTCATTCAAGGCTTATGATTTATCATTTATATATAATTAAAAGCCTAGAAATTACGAGAATAATGCGAGAATATGAATTTATATTCTATTTTTAATAGCTTCATATACTTTTCTAGTTATTTTATTTGAGCCATAATACTCTTCTATGAGTTTAGAAATTAAGTATTTTCTTTCTATTTCACGGCATTCGTAGGCTTCATCTATAGTGTCAAATCTGCCTATATGCTTTCTTTTTCCTTTTACAGTTATTTCTGCAAGATATTTTCCTCTATGCTTATCAAATTGTATACCTATAGGTAATTGCCTATTGCAATATAACTTTTTAGATTTATTTTCAAATAACCTATTTATTTCTTTAGGTACAAAGCAGCATGTTTCTGGTGAATATATTCTATTTCCTTCAATAAGAATATCTTTATCAAGTTCGTACCCCTCTATATAATTCTCATCAAACCATTTTTTAAATGCTGTAAGGCTATGCCACTCTTTGCATACGCTACAATCAATATATGCGGGATAGCGACTATGGTATTTAAAATCATAGCATCTTGAAAGCATACTCTGCCAAACTTTATAAAACTTGGATATTTTTCCGTTTATATTTACCTTGCCATCATAATCATTTAGGCCTACGCCATAAAGTAATTTATCCATATCAGTTTCTCATCTTAATTTTTTTATGTAATTGCCCTTTAGCTCTCATTTCTACCACACCCGTTAATGCATCTGGTGCATCATCATGAGCAGCCCTTCGCTTATTATCTTTACGATAAGTTGTAATAGCATTATAGAATTCACGCCATTTTTTATCCCAATTTTCTGGAAACGCTACATCTGAGTTAACAAGAGCTGAATTTGAAAAAATACGAGCAGCTTTATTTTTTGTCTGTGTAAAAGTATTTATGGCTGTTTTGAAATTATGCAAAGTAGCTCTTATAATACGCTTTACATTTCTAGCAAATTGCCTACCACCATTATTGGACTCTATCAGACATTCTGTTATACTATTTTCTGTGAGCATTTTAGCCAACATTACTTCAGTTTTTTCCATGGGCAGTTGTGTGTATAGCACATCAATTACATATAGCATTTCTGGAGTATTTATAAAGCAAATTGCACATAAATAATCAGAGCCAGTATCAGCTGTATCAACGTAACACCATCTTTGATTAGCTTTAGAGCCTGATGGCAATTCTATATTTTGATATGTTCTAAACTCGTGATACATAAGGCCTTCAGTAGGAATTGGATTTTGCATATACTGAGTCTCAAATACTACTGGGTTAATCTCTCGTAGTTTATATAACTCCTCAAGATTGTGCTTCATTGGCCAAAGAGCATGTTCTTCTCCTGTCTCAGGGTCTGTTTGTATAACTGGAAGTGATAAAACAGTCCATGTATCTGGTTCTATCTCTTGCAAATAGCCACAGAGGTCATGCTCATGTAATCTTTGCATTATAATAATGATAGGCGTTCTACGCGAGTTAACACGGTTACGTATTGTATTTTCGAAGCGTTGATTTATGCGCTCTCGTATAAGGTCAGATGCTGCATCATCGGCTTTCAGGGGGTCATCGATTACAATTGCGCCTTGAAATATATTGGTTTTAGCATCTATCATTTTAAGCATTTCATTCGTGTGGTCATCGAAAACAAATATATCATTGCCTCCATCCATTTTATCTATTTCTTCATCCACCGCTCCAGCACCAAAGCCTGTGACCTGACCTTGTGTTGACACTGCATAGAGTTCTCCTCCTGCTTTAGTTTTCCATCTCTTAGCCGAACCTTTCTCGGATGCAAGAGCTGAATTAGGAAAGAGTGTTTTATATAATTCTTCACTCATTATATTACGTACAGTATCTGAATTGTCATTCACAAGTATATCTGAATAAGACAAATGCAAAAATCTGCACCTCGGGTTCAAGGCGAAGGCCCATGAGATAAATGATTTTATAACTAATTCTGTATTATGTGATACAAGCCCGTTGGCTATAAAGTTATGGTCATTTTCTACTTCAAGGTGTCTAAGCTTTTGCATACCAGAAAACTCTATATCTATGATTTCATCTAAGTAAAAATCATTACATAAGTATTTGTTTAATTGTGGATATAAAGCCGCTAATCTTTCAAATTTTTCTCTTGTTATATTCTTATTAGAAGAGCACCTAATCGGCCCGTGCATAGTTTTATAAGTAAGCTTTTCTTTTCTTATAATATCGTACGGGTACGTATCTATATAAGATTTAGCTGGCTTAGCAAATATAGCTTTTGCTATTTCTGCTTTTCCATAAAAAGTAAGATGCGGATAAAGCTTTTGTGCAAATTGCCTTGGTATAGCTAAAACCCATACTCCTGCATGTTTATTGCCTCTATATGTATACGTAGATGCTACTCCCATTGTAGATAATAAATGCTGTATATCCTGAATAAGACCTTTATTAGCTAAGCCGACTACAATCTGTCCTGAACGAGTATCTATAGCTCCATCTGTAGCTATCATCATGTCTATAAACATATATTTCTGCCTCATAGATAAACCAAACCAATTTCTAGGTATTCGTTTATCATAGGCTTTATGGCCAAATAGGCTGTTTTTTACAAGCATTTGGCAAACTCCTCCTGAATATCCGCCAGTTATCCAATACTCAAACGGCTCTGCTCCTTTATATTGTTTTACTTCGCATCCAAAATGTTCAGCAGCTTTTTTAGCAGCGTTAACCACTTTTGGGTCAGTGTTAGCGAATGATATGCTTCTATCTCCACATTTGCCTTCGAATATAAGTAAAGTGGCTAAAAGCAACTCATTGTCATCTATTTCATACTCTGTATCAATCTCTGCGCATAAAGCTTGTATTCTATCGCCGATTTTAAGGTCTTTAAGCTCTGTATAGCCAAATGGTGTAAGAACTGGGTGGTCATAACTTGCTGTTATTGACCTACCTGACCTCATTCGTATAGTATATGTATCTTTATACGCAGGTTCTGTAGCTAACACTTTATTAAGAGCTACTTTTCCATCTCTGAACGAGTATACAAAATCTCCAGGTTTTATATCCTTTACTTGTTTAAGCCCTTCATAAGTAAATACTTCGTCTGTCAAGCAGTGGCATTTCCCGTACCTGGGAGCGATATTGATAATCAATCTGGTAATTTTACCATCTACAACATCTTGTAATACTTCGAACATTTTCTTATGGTGCTCTGCTACTATAAATGAGCGTTTATATTGACATTTAAACATTAGTTTAGTATACTTTTCAAATGACGTAAGAGCCTCAAGACGTAACATTTCTACAGGATTTACAGTTCCGGGCTTTGCGGCATCTAATGCTGTTTCTTGCATTTCTTTAAGTGACTTCATTGCCATATCTCTGCTATTTAATTAAAGTATCACGTATTATAACATAAGCTTCTCTTGACACCGGTTGATTTGGTATTATTCCAGTTTGCAGCTGCTGTCCTTCTGGGAGACTTAATTGCATAGGTCCTTTGCCAAATATTCTATCCCATAATTTTTCTATAGTTTCAATGTTACCTAGCTTTTCGTCTTCAATAAGGCGCTTAATTACAGTTTTTATTACAACCGGCACTTTTTTATTAGTCATTAAGGCTTGTAGCTGCGAGTGGTTACATGTTAATAAACAAGCCAATAGATTAGCCGTGTCTTGCTTTGTAAGCTGAACACTTAAATTGATATTAAGGCTAGTAAGAAGTTTTGTTATTTCAGGCCTTGATGCTCCTTGTAACTGAAGTGCTGAGCGTATAGCTGATGAATATGAACCTCTGCCCGAGTCATGGCGTTCTGCTAACTCAGTTGCTTTAAGCGGCTCTACAGTCTGAGCCTCAAGTGCCTCAATAGCCTCAACTCGTTTTTGCTGTTCTACGATACGTTTAGCTTGAAACTCAGTTTGGCCATCTGGTATTTCTTCCACGCCGAGTTCTTCTGCTAATGATTGGCGTTTTTCTTGTTTAGCTTGAAGATTTTTAAGTTTCTGCTTTTCAAGATACTTAATACGGGCCAATTCCTTTGCATCTTGTTTTGATTTGATGCGCGTGGCCTCTTGTTCTACAAGCCTGGATGTGTCTGGATTAGACATTCCAGGAACTACTGGCCTGTTTGGCAATATATCTGCTAATTTCTGTGCTATTTTATCTGTTTTCATATTATTTGAGTATTCTTGATTTACCAGTTTCTAACTTATTTGCTATCTTGGCTTGTTTGGCCATAAACTTAGCTTCTCTATTTTCTGCATCTTTCTCTATGTTGGCAGCCTCTTTAGTTTTTACTTTTCTCATATCTGGAGCAATTTCAATTATTTCCTCTGTTCCATCAAATCTCCATATACAGTCATAAGCAATTCTACGTTGGCCATTGCAACACATATATATCGCGCTTGGGTTTATTTTCATCGGAGCCACACTTTCTATATACTCTCTTACGGAGTCCCATTTTTTATAGAGCTTATATAGATTATCAGTCATTTGTTTATATTGATAAACGGCTCTATGCGGATAGCTACGAACGCTATTCGTACCAGCTCTATATATAGTTTCTGGTATTCCCCATTTTGCTGCATATCCTGGTATGACGGCTTTTTCTGCTGCACATTTATTTAAGCTATTTATTATATTGTGGCCATAGGGAGCATAAGCCATATATTCATCTATCAATTCATACATTCTTAAGTATATGCTTATCAGGTCTAGGTCCATAGGAATTTCTTCTGTGGACACTGTTATATATTTGCTTTCAGTTATGGCTTTTATTAAGTCTGGATTATTTTTGTTTAGCCAAGCAGTGTTACGAAATGCATTACTTATAAGTACTTCTATTTTGTTTTTTACAGTGAAAGCTTTTGTTTCTCCTGTCCAGCCTATGTATACTTTATTATCATACTCAAATTCAAGTATGAAAAATGCACTTGTAGACTGTAAGTTGGCATTTTCTTGTAAATCTACCAAATACTTGTATTTACCTATGCGTATCATAAATATAGTTTTTTATTACTTTGCAAATATACTAATAAAAACTGGTAAGTGAAAATTCTCGCAGAATAAAAATCACACAGGAAATGAGAAATTAACATCTTTTATATCAGTGAATTGATTTACCAATATGGAAAATAATTTGTAACGCTTCACGTTTCACTAGTTATTCAGTGAAATAGAGTTGAGCCTGTAAACAATATAGTTTTTATTTCACCGAATATAACTAATTGAAAATCAATCACTTATAAAAAATGCATTAGTGAAAAGAATCTATATGACATAAATATTCAATTGCCCTATATCACTTACTTTTCATGTTTAATATGTGATACGTTAAGTGATTATCTATATCATATCACTATTCACTACTTACAATTCTATTTAAGTGATTTATATTTCTTATTGTTTATTTGTTTATAATATATCTAACTTATTGAAAATCAATCACTTATCAAGAAACAATTGATTGTTTCTCTTGTTTCTCTTGTTTACGGCCTTTTTGCGAGAATGCCTGAATGATGGCCTTTGCGAATTTTTGATTTGGTGGCAATTTGCGAGAATGATTTGAAGCCAAAAAATTTTTCTGCCTATGGGCATGGCTCTATATACTATATATAAGGGGCACCCAGGCACTGCGGCAGGGGCCTAATTTCCACACACGCTAAACAAATTAAATATAAAAATCTATTTGGTTAAAAAGCATTAAGCCTGACAGCCTAATTCGTTAATTATGGTTTAATTCGTTAAGAAGCATTAAGGCTATGAGCCTGTTAACAACTCTTAGCTAAAATAACTTTCAGGTTCCATGCCAGAGACAGGCTCACAGCCTCTCCTCTAACAAGGTTTAACAAAAATTTAACATTTCTTAACCAATTATATTTTCAGGTTCCAATTGTTTTATTACCTGACAGGTATAAAATTATTATTTCAACTTATTAACGAAACAACCAGGAAATCTAATACGATTTAACTCATAAAATTTTTATATGTTATTTATTTTACAGGTTATATAGCCGACATTTTTTAATATCCATATCCAGGCTTCTTAACACTTTTTTAATATATAAATTTTATAGCCGATAAAATTATTATTATATTAGCATATCGAAAATAAGCCGGATATATAATAATTTATTTAATGGTTATTAACGAATATCCAATATTTATTAACCAAATAAATTTTTCCGGTTAAAATAAAATTGGTATATTAGCAATATAAATAAAACGGAAATAATATGAACAATTAAAATATAACAGTAATGAAAATTAACAGAAATTATCGTTTCGTCCTGACAGTTCTGGACAACGAGAAAATTAGCGCGGGAGAAATCCGTATTGACAGCTGTGCTGTAACCGGCGAGAGAATGTTTGCCAGCGAATGCCATTATTATGCCGAAAAAAATATTTTGGAATGCCTGAAAGAGGCCGACAAGAGAAATGACCTGAGCGGTTATTACGGCCATACGTACTGTATTTATAAGGAAAACAAGTCGAAAAAGGAGACAGTAGAGCGCGAAGAGGACGGCAAGAAAATTGTCGAAACGAGAGAAATACCGGGAGAGGCAATGCTGCTCGAAATAATAACCGTAGACGAAAACGGCGTAAATATCCGCTGATGCGAATATTTAGCCCAGGCCGGGAAGGCTGCACAGGAGTTCGACTCTCCTGCTGGGCACAATTGGCAATATTGCCGAGAGAATTAAAATAAACTGTAATATGGATAAATTTAATTTAGTAGTACGTGCTGCAAGAGAATTGACGCGTGCCGTACAAGAGAATTATTATGACCTGTCAGACCTAAATATTATTAATTACAGCGAGGTATGTGAATGGTGTAACTTTCCTGATTTACAAGACGGAGGTATATATGAACAGGCTATTGATGCGGCTGCAAAAATTATTATAGAGATTATTAAATAACAGGAGAATTATGACACAATTACAGCAATTTTTGTTCGAATTATCGTTCGGACAGACCAGGAGAATACGCGAATATATGCTGAAACGATATAACGTGTATTGCGGTTCAATGAAAGACCTGGAGCAGGCCATAAATGATTATATACCGAACGAGGATATATTAGAAGAACTGTCAGAAGTATTGGCATAACAGGAGAGTCCTGCGCGGGAGAATGGCCGAGAGAAAAACGGCATCAGTGGCTCAACTCCACTGGCAGGAACAATAAATTTAACAAGAGAATAACAGGAGATGACAAAGAACTATTACAGGAGTGAATACTCCGACAAACAGTGGAAAGCCTTAATCGACAAGGCTACGGAACTGGGTTGCCAAATAACTTATAGCAAGTACGGCAACATAGTAACAATCGACAGCACAGACCGGGAGAGCCGAATTATAGCAACTACCGGGAGAGACGGACAAGACAGAGCTGTATGGGCCGAGAGAATACACGGCATGATACAGGAGAGCACAAAGTGTGGAAAGTGCAGCCCAAGAGATACCACAAAGGCTATTGCCCAACTATTTGCAAAAGCCGGAGAGTGGCTAAGCTCGAGCAGGAGCGCCTCGAGAGAATAACAGGCTTTGAATGGGCAATAAAAGTAATGATGGAGTAATATGAACAGCAAGAGAACTTACGTGTACAACGTGGTGTTGCGGGAGAATGGCGTATGCCCACAAGGTGAGCTCCTGACAGACAAAGAGCTCGAAAGAATGAAGTTACACAATCCGAGGCACGATTGGCCGAAGGTAGCAAAGGCTAAAGTATATGCCGAGAGTTGTTACATAAGCTTTGGTGTACGGTTTGGACGAGTGAAACAATATTTAAATACGGGAGAATAATGGAAAATAACAAATCACAGTTCAAGAGAACAGGAGTTTTGCATGACGGAGCCGAGTGCATTGAGATACAAATAAGCCATTCAGGCGATGCGGCAAGAGACTATAAATTTGAGTACATGCTACTCAACCGGCTTCAATGCGATTGCAATTACTATCTTGGCCACGGCGGCCGAAACGCTCAGCATTGTCTTTGGGCCCATGACGAGCAGAAACAAATCGATAAAATGCGAGAGCTTTACGATTTGTTGCCGGTTAAACCTGAGTGGCTTACAAGAGAACAAATTGATGAATATGCAGCAAGAATGGGCGTAAAATAACCAACATTATTTAACGAAAAAAGTTCTTAAAGCAGTAACCAGATTAAAATAAAAGTAGTATATTTGCATATAACTTAAAAGATATAACGAATATGGAAACAACAGTTTTTTATGTAGCAGTTGCCTATAGCGGCGGTTTCAATTCCACAGTTGTGGAGAAGTTTGATAACAAAACAGACGCAGACAGCTATGCGGCTCTTATGTGCCGCACAAAGCAACGCCGGTATATTGTACTCGAGCAAGTAACAGAATGGGACGGCACTCCTCAAGAGAATGCATGACCTTAGCCGCTGCGGATAGAAACGGTTTAGGAGCGACACCTACAGCGGCACTAAGTTTAATCCTTGCTTTCGCAATATTGTTGCGGAGCAACTAATAAAAATTTACAGTAATATGGTAACAATGAAATTTTCAGCAACCAAGTCAGAAACATTGTTTTTGACACCGACAATTGCAGTTGAACAAGACAACTCAGAAACAGCAATCCGATTTGCTCTTTGGCACGGCGTGTTCAGTGTAGAGGTAAGCAAGAGTTACAAAAACCGTAAAAGCTAAATAACATGGCAAGAAATGAAATGTTTGTAACGGTTTATAGGCTTGAAGTTGAGGCCACTCGAGAGAATTTGGACAGTATGGAGAACTTCATAGAAGCCATTTCGGATTGTGCTATCGTGCCCAATGATGAGGGTTGTGTAGCTATCATAGTAGCGTCTTCGGATGCCTTAGGGACAACGAAATTGGCTAATATGGCACTCAAATTCTTTGGCAAGGAGGGATATAATATAAGTACTCTCGGACTCTTAGGGCCGTTTAAGAAACTCAATTGATATTTTTTAACATAAAACTTGGAAAAAAGTTCCCAAAGCAGCTCAATAATTCAAAAAAACATAGTATATTTGCAATATCAAAATTAAACAATAACATTTTAATAACAATTCAAAATTTACAGTAATATGGTAACAATGAAATTTTCGCAGATGACAACGAAGAAGCTGAACGCTCTTTTGGCAACAGCAAGTGATGAAGACAAGAAGGCTATCGAGGCCGTACTCGCAGCTCGTGAACAGGCTCAGGCCCCTGCAGCTCCTGCAGCTCCTGAGGCAACCACAGAAGAGACTCCTGCCGCTCCTGCAAGTGAAGAAGAAACTCAGCTCAGCCCTGAGGAAGAAGCAGCTATCAAGGCAGCTGAAGAGAATGGCGGACTCAACCCGCTTTACAATGGCAGCAAGGCAACTCAGGAGAAAAAGCCAAAGATGACCGATGAGGACCGTCATGCACTGGCCGAAGAGCTGAAGAAGAATGTTAACCACCGTTGTCAGGCAGTTCCTTTCAACACCGCAGAATGGGTTGACGGCTATATCGCCGGAGTGATTGAAGAGAAGCGCGGCAATAAGGTGCTCTATGCAATCAAGACAGACGACGGACGCCGCATCGTTAAGGTACATGACAGCAATCTCGTTCGTATTCTGGATGAAGTTGTTGAGCCGGAGAAGAAAGCCCGTGCTCGCAAAGCAAAAGACCCGGCAGACAAAGTTGAATGGACGCCGGAAGCAATTGCCGAAGAGGTTAACGAAGTTATCGGCAATGTAGGTAAAACGGTAGAATTTGAGAAATACCGCACTACAGACGAAAACGGTGAAGAGCACATTGAAATGGTAGTTGGCCGTATCGTGGCAATCGTGCCTGACAAACGAGCTCAGTGCTTGCTCTACCGCATTTCAGTTCCGGCTCCTATCGAAGGCAATCCGCTTGCAACGAAGACTATGCACAAGATTGTAAAAGCTGAGGGCATTAAGATTGCCGAAGAGTTCGACGAAGAAGGTGCACAGCTCAATGCCAAGTATCTGGAGCGCCGTGAGGCAGCAGCAACCCGCACTCCGTTTACTTCTCAGGACCGCGTAATTCGCTGCGAGGAGAATGTGAAGAAGGCAGAAGAGAAGCTGCAGAAAGCTCAGGAAGAGCTGGAAGCCAAAAAGAAACGGCTCGAGGATGCAAAGAAGGAGCTGGATGAATATCTCGCCGGTCAGGCAAATGGAGAAACTGCCGAAGCTCCTGCTGAGACTACAGCCGAAGAGGAGTCACTTGCATAACACAGCCACCTGACACCGTTTCTCCCATGGAGCCGTCTCGAAAGAGGCGGCTCTTTTTTTGCTGCATATCTAAGTATGCGGCTATTTTTGTATTATTGCGATTTATGTTAAAATATGTAAACTCATAGAAACATGCTTCTTTCGCGTTCTAGAACACTTTTAGGCTTTAGGTGTACTATATCATGGGTTAACTCAATTTGACGCGATAGAGGTCAAAAGAAGTGTATCTATCAATGTATTTTTATAAAGCCTATAATATGAATTGAGGCATGGACTTTCTTGAGCTTTAAGCCACCAAGCAGCTATATAAATAGCTGTTAAATTTATGGCTAAAAAGTTGACTCATTTTCTTGGCTTCTAGGACACTTTTATTTGAAAATAATAGTAAACTAAATCTATAAAAAGAAATGAGGAGAGAATGAACGAGAATAATGGAATTTCATATATTTTCGAGGCATTTAGAGCTCTATATTTTTATTTTGAAGCCGCAATAAACCAGTGAAAAATTTTTATGTTAAAGTCTGTAAAACAGTAATTTATATCAAGATTATTTTGTACTTTAGCCTATAAAAGAATAAAAGTAAAACTGTTAAAAATGTTACACACTAGAACACATAAAAGCCGTATGGCCATTATGATTAAACAGCTTATGCCTGAGTGTACAAGCTGCGTAGCTCGTGTGCACAGTGGACTATGCAGCAATTGTCCACATTGGACTCCGAGTGTGGTACAGGAGTTAACAGAGGAAATGGCCGAGAGAATATCCGCCACAATTGGACAGGAGAATATCACAAGGCCCAACGAGAGAAATGTTGAACAGAAATAAATAATTGCAATATGGAAATAAATGAACAAGAGAATACCCAAGAGGTACAGCAAGAGAATTTGCTTGATGGCTCTCAGTCAGTTCAAGCAATGCAAGAAGAAAATGAACTGCCAATCGCTGTTCAATTAGTTCAGCCTCAAGCTGCTTTAGATGAAATAGCAGAGCTTGAGAAGAAATATCGTGAAACTATAGAACGGGAGAATAAATGAGCAATTTTGTTTTAGATTACAGCAAAAAGCAGACTTTGCAAATATCAAATGATGCTTTTTGCTTTTTGTATTATGGCGAAGAGCCATTAGACGAAGACAATTTGGAAGAAGCCAATGAGGTATCTGAAATGTTTTCCAATAATTTTTATATAGAAGATGATTGGAAAGCAGTTGATAACTCAGACCTTATAGAATGTACTTTTGTTCCGTATGTTGAAGACCAAGCCGATTATGATGAATATGAGGACCTTACTAAATATATTCAGCAGCAAATAAAATGGCTTGATGCAAATCATATTAGAGTGTGGTGGTTTAATAACCAAACTGGAACGAGAGAATTACGCGGTGATTTTAAGGTTTATACCAATAAATATGGCCTTAAGTGTTTTCATACAGGCAATCAAGATGAGGATTTTGTGACAGGAAAAATGAGCTTGTATTTTTTGAAGAATTTCAAGAAGCACGTAGCTTAACAAGTGAACGAGAGAAATATAAGGCAGACTACTTTTCTGTAGTCTGCCTTTTTTACATTAAGCTTTCATCTTCTTCTATAACGAGAGAATAGCCGACTCCTCGTATGGTTTCTATAGCTACTCGGTTATCCATTTTAAGCATATTTCGCAACATACATATATGGACGTCTAAGCTACGTTTATTAAAGTAGTTATCATCAGTCCATACTTGTTGCATAAGTATTTTCTTAGGTAATGTTTCATTTTTATAAGCACATAGTAAAGCAAGAACTTGACTTTGTTTATTATTAAGCTGTGTTTTTACACTGCCTATAGTAAGAATTTTATCTACTGTATTAAACAGGTAATCGCCTATCTCGTAAGATGGCTCTATACTTCTTACTCGCACGCCACATCTTTTTAGAACGGCTTTTATTCTTCTTATAAGCTCCTCAATGTTATATGGTCTTATAACGTAATCATCTGCACCTTCATCAAATGCTTCAATAACATACTCATATCGGGCCTTATCCGATACCATTATTACCGGTATTTTATCATCTGATTTGCGCAAAAATTTTAATGGCTTTAGCTTCATAGAGGCATCTGTTGTTTTATAATGGCTTAATATGCATAAGTCATAATTCTTTTCTTTGATTTTGATTAGTATATCATATTCAGTTGAGGTTATTACTTGAAAGCCGTTATACACCAAATAATCTACCAGGATTTTACAGTCTTCATCTTGATAGATTAAAATTCTTGGCAATGCTAATTTAGTGTTATTACTTTTCATACCATTTCTTTAATCTTGTTTTGCAAATCATTATATAAAACTTCATACCAAAATGGATTAAGCCTTAACAGGTCAAAGTATGAATATACGCCTTTTTGGTATATTAAAGAAGCATATTTAAGCTCTTTGTCCGCTCTTTTTTTAAGATGCTCATGATAGAACTTTATGGACTGGTCTACATTTACCAAGAATGGCGATTTATGCTCCATAAGAACTTTTTGCTCTGTATTTTGAGCAAAGTAATATGGGATATTCGGCATTGCCCAGAAAGTTAATCCAGCACCATATTCCTCACTCGCTTTATATAAAAAGCCAGGGCATGCCCGAATTGAGTCAGGATATAAGCTTTTACATATTCTTAACCTACGTGGAATAAAAGGATTAAGTAAAGTAGTTAATCGCTTGTTTATATAAGTTGAGTATTTATCAACCATTCTTGTGTGTTCTTTAACAAGTGATGAAACTAACAGCTTAATCCTTTCATTTCCTATAGGGTCACTCAGGCGTATATATTCTTGCCTGAAAGCTTCACGCTGAATACGTATTCTGTCTTCTTTAAGCCGTTGAGACTTTTTCCTTTTAGCTTCTATGCTAGCCATTGCAGCTCTGCGCTGTCCCTCAGGTCCAAACAGTTTTACACCTCGGCAATTGTTTGGACCTAAACCTGTCCATGGCATTTTATCTCCATATCTAGCTTCAATCTCTCTGTTTTCCTGCTCTTCTTCAGATAATTCAACATGCTCTTCTTCCAAGGTAATTTTTTCAATTGCCTCAGATTGAGCCTCTTGAATATCCTCATCATCGCTTTTAATTTCATCGAGAAATTCAAAGAGTTCCTTTTCGGTTAAGTCTCCATATTGCTTAATATCTTCCATGCCACTTAAATAAAGACTTGATTATATCTTTTCCAGCTTGCTTGTTAAGCAATCCAAAATATGCGATTGCAAGCATGAGTCTTGCTATTTTATGTAATACCCAGGCCAATAGATATATAGGGAAATAAAGCACACCTACACATCTCCATAAAAATTTAAGCACCTTTTTCATCTTCTTCCTTTTTAGCCATTATTGTTTTTACTTTTTCTCCCTCTTCTGCTTGCTTTAATTCAACATAAGTCCTATGAAAAGCTTCGTCACCTATTTCTTTAATAAAAGTTCTAAGTGTAGAAGGATATTCGCTTGCATTTATAGTCTTATCGACTACTTTCGCGTAAAGAGCAGCAAGAGCTTTAGGTCCAAATACCTTTTTCTCTTGTAGTCTTTCAATGGGACCTCTTTTGAATTGAACACCTGGATGTTCATTCATAATCTTCGTACGAGTTAAGTACAAGTCCTTAATCAAAGCCTCAATATGCTTTTCAAACTGAGGCATTTGAATAATATCAATAACTTTCAAATCTTCCAGCTTCATTTTTTATAAGTTTTTAAGTTGTTGTTTATAATACTTTTCTTGCATATCAAAGTGTCTCTTATATATATGCAAATCATGAGCAAAATGGTAATAAGTGCCTATTGGCACACCGAGCTCATCTGCGACTAATTGTTGAAGTTTTGTCCAGCAATATTGGTCATTGCAAAAACCATAAACCAAATCATTGCTTCGCATAGTTACGCACATATCAAGAGTTCCTATTTGAGGCTTAATATCAAATCCGACTGATAGCGTACAAGGTGTATCATATTTATAGTCATCTTTTTCTTTACCATCAAATATAGTAAACCAAGCTTGACGAGTATCTTTATTCTCTTTAAGCTGTTCAATGCACTTTGCCAATTGGTGATTGCGAGTCCACTGCCATCCATAATTAGAATTGACAATGTTATCTCCACCATGCATTTTATCCCACATAGGAGCATGCTTTTTAATTTCAGCTACACTCCTATCTCCAGACATATACCAGGCATATTCGTGCTCTGCATATCGCTCGCTGAATTTACGCCATTCTGTTGTTATGATGCGTTGCTGAGGATTAAGTAAATAAAAACCAACATTGTAAACAGCTTTTGTTCCGACGTTAGTATTTACTCCTTGGCCTATAATAAAAGCGTATAGGTCTTCAAAAGCCTCAGTAGCATTTTTATAAGCTATGTTCATTCTATCCAAATTTGTTTTGTTTGCCAATCCATTCTGCCATTTGATATTTTGAAAGTTTCTGCTTGTTTCCAAGTATTAAAATACCTAAGCAGCATTCCTGTTGAGTCAAATACACCATATTGAATTTTTCCCATATCACTTAACTATTTTATTGGTGCTGCTGTTATAAACTTTAAACAACAATTCTTCAGCTTCTTCATTCATGGCATTGCAAATACTTATTGCTTCTTCCATAGATAAGCCTGTAAGTTCTTCGTCATCATCATTTACTGCAATTTCGCCAGTTATAACTCTGACATCAAATGAGTTTGCAGAAGCAAAAGCCTTAGCAGCATCAAGAGCTTGTATACAAATATAGTGTACCGCATCCAAGTATATATAAGATAAAGTGCTTGTATCTTTTAATATATCTATATAAAGCTCTCTTAACTTTTCTGGCTTAAACCATCCATGCTCATCCATTCGCCTATATTCAGCAAGCCATCTACCATACCCATTTGTGGCCTTAAACCTGTTGGCATAAACAGCCACAAATCTAAGAAATTGGTCTGTATAAATGACTTGTGGAATTTCAACTGTTTTCTTTTTGAGCTGTTTCATGTGCTTAAAGTTTATATATTCTCGCGCGTTCTAGAGCACGCCTATTATTCCATTATTATTCAATCATTCATGTACTTAAAGCGCGATATTGCGCGCGAGAATAATGTGAAAATCAATCCTTAGTATGACCCAGTAGACCCGAGTGCTCCATCACCACGCTCAGATGAACGGCTGAAAAGCTCTGATTCAGAAACTTCTTCAAGGCCTTCATACGATACAGGCACAAGAATAAATTGTGCTATTTTCATACCTGGCTTAATGTGGACCTTGGCTTTGCCGACATTAACAACATGTATATGAATTTCACCTTGGTAATCTTCATCTACAATCTTGGCTCCGAGGATAACGATGCTTTCAAATGCTTCTGCTTTCGGTGTTCTACCGGCTCCAAGGCAAGCCCATTTAGAAGTTACAACTCCTGATTTATCGGCTGCCATAAGCATATATCCTTCTGGAATTTCCATCTTAATACCTGATGGTATCAAAACATCAGTTCCTGGATTTACGATAAAGCCTTTATTACTGCCAAAGTTAGGAACGAAAAAATCAATTCCTGCTGCTTTACCAGTCCCACGAACAGGGGACTTTACATTTCTTATTTTTGCAAATTTCATAACTACACTATTTTAACAAGTTCCTTAGCTGCTGTTTCTACGGCTCTAGCAAGTCTATTTTCAACTTCTGGACTTATAAGGCTGTAAACTCCTTCTTTTTCAAAAGCATCAGCCATGATAGCTCCAATTTTTGAAAGCTTAGGATTAGAAGCATTAATGCCATGCTTATCCATAAGCTCTCTGTTGTACTCATATTTGATACCTCCTTCTACAGGAACAAGTTTGGCTATTTCTGCATGAGTATTTGACTTTCTGCTCGTAGGAACAGTGATAATAATCTCCTGATTAGTTGTCATGCACATATCTGTGCACATTTCCATTACTTCATTGAAGTTGCGCTTAAACTCTCTTGGAGTTACTGAAATTAAACTTTTCATAATGATGCCAAATTAGCAATTAAGTTCAACATATCTGTTACATTAAATCGTCATCGAATAAACTTGGTTGCTCAGTGGCTTTAGGAGCAACTTTTACATCTCCCGGCTTACGCTTTAATACCCAAAGAGTATTACGTGAAGCATCTGGGAACATAGGAGCCATGATATTGGCAATGAGGTTTGAGTCATAATACTCTTTAAGAGCATCAAACATTTTCTGCTGCCAATCATTCATCAGTGGTTTATAGTCTTTAGCCGAAGCAAATGTACCGAACTTCTTTACTATGTTGAAATGCTTCAACAATATGCCTTCGAGTTCCCAATGGTCAAACTCTTGCACATCAACTCCGCGACCATCACCTGAATCATAAGTATGATTACCAGCCGCTCCAACTGATGGGTCATAATTTGGAGTTGAAAGGTAATAAGTAGCGTTATTATTGCCACAAGCCTTAAAGTTCTCCAAAAATGCATCTGCATTCTGTTTGCCAACGTGCTCAAGCACTTCAAAAGCGCAGACTTTGTCAGCATTAAATTTGCTGAAATCCATGTAGTTTTTAGCAAGGTCAGCAACATAGAAATGAGCCCAAGGTACATCCGCATACTTTTCAGCAGCTTGTTGAATTGCTTTTTCGCGAATATCAATACCAATATACTCTTTCTGCTTAAATTTGTTTCGGTATAACACCTCAAGTAAATTAGCAGCCCCGCAGCCAAAATCAACGATAGATTCACCTATCTTGGCTTCTTTCAAAATGTGAGTCCAACGCAAATAATGCGCAAACTGGTCTCTGTGGAATACATGACGCTCAAATGCCTGGTCTGGTCTGAGGTCTGTTGTGTTATAAACTTTTGCCATAATTATTTTTAATTTTATCTCTAAGTTCTTTATTATTTTTTTTGATGTTTGTTAATAGTCGACACAATGGCGGCAAATAATAAAGCCATATATACTAACAGTAGTAGCCCTTGTATACATTCACTATGCACATGCATCATAATAAATATAGGCGAAATAATCATTACACATGCTATCACTATTGCTATAGGTGCAAGGCATAAACCTATTAAAAAATTTTTAATAAACTGCTTCATGATTATTTGTCATTAAAAATTTCTTTATGTTCTTCTAAGTAGTCATTCATAGAGCCCATATAAGCAATCGCATCAAGAAGATTATCCTCTTTGTGCGCATAAGCCTCACGTGATAACTTAAGAGCTATCATAGCTCTATACATACCAACAGTTGTTATTTGCTGGTCTTTAGGTGACATCAAATTATAGAGAGCTGCTGCTCTTTCCATTGATGCCTGAAACGGCCCGTATTGACGCTCTTTTTCCTCTGAGCGCTCATTTACGATTTGGTCTGCTTTTTTCAAAATGTTACTCATTGCTTAAAATTATTTATTATTTTGTCTTTTAAATCTGGATTATCCTCAAGCATTTCTACAAAGAGGTCTGCCGCAACGTTTATACTAAACTGCCTCATATCATCATTTTCTTCATATCGCTTAAGGAAAAATAATATTTCTTTAAGCATTGCATTATTCTCTCTTAGCAGTTTAAGTATCTCGCCCATTACAGCATTGATTTTAGTTCTGCTTTTAATCTTTTTGCATCAGCACCTCTAAATGTTTGTGCATTTGCCAAGAAGTATCTAACAATATCTCCTGCAGTATCATAAAGATACATATCATTCGGGTCTGAAGTGTCAAGTGTTAACATTGCCTCTAAATAAGGCACCGCACCAAAATATACATTAAGCCATGTTGACTTTATATCTCTGGCTATTTGCTGAAAGGTTCTTTTCTTGTCCATTTTATTATCTTTATTTAGATATGCGAATATACTAATTTTCTCCGAGAATAGAAAATTTTTTCATTATAAAATGCACTCACTTAACACTTCTTAACTTGGCCAGATTTTATTGCTCTTCTGGATATTCTATTTGCAGTAATTCTTTGCAAAATTGAATAACTTGCTCATAATTATTATATGCAGTTTGAGTAATAATTCTCCGCTGAAGTATTGTTAGCTTATTTTTAATAATAAACTTATTTATGTTAAGAGAGAGAGCTTTATCATTGCATCTTCTTTTATCTCCTAACTGAATAGCTAATTGAGCATAATGAATACACTTCTTTATATCCTGCGCTCCATTTTTAGCTTTATACCTACTAACATATTTTATAATGCATCCTTGTATAAAGGAGCATCTTAAAGCAGTTATAAGCTCTATTGGTTGCATAGCCATATCTTTATAATGACTTCCGCCTATTTGTATATCTGTTGCTTTCATATCAATATACTTTACGTTTATGATTATCTGGTATATACCCATTTGCTACTCTCAATTCATCCATAAACATAACAGAATTGTAATGCTTAGGAAATTCTTTTATCACCTTAAAGCTTGCTGTTTTGTCTTTCACAAAACTATTATCGTCTACAGGCTTTACATATCCAAGCTTTACAAACTTATAAAGATATGCGGTTTCTGAGTTTCTACCTGGCTCTTTACCAAGCAGAATTTCTTTTGAACTTACTACTTTGCCAACATTATCGTTAACAAATTTTACCATTTCCGGAAATACCGGGGCTTGCTTTCCATTACGTCCCATATTACATAAATTTTTTATATTTGTCAATTTTTGCTTTTATGCTATCCATTAAGGCATTTTGCTTTTTATCTTTTGCTTTAAGTGCTCTGATTACATCTTCATCATGAGTGCCTTGCAATATCAAATGATTTATAACAACATGATTTTGCTGTCCTTGTCGATATAATCGAGCATTAAACTGCTGATATAATTCAAGACTCCATGTTTGCCCAAACCAAACTATTATGCTACCTCCTGCTTGAAGATTAAGTCCATGACCTGCTGATGCTGGATGTGCCAACATAACTTGTATTTTGCCAGCATTCCAGTCTTCAATATCTTTATTGTTTTTAAGCTCTCTTGGCTTATATTTTTTAAGATACTCAACAATTCTATCCCTATCAAATTGGTAAGTCCATGCTACAAGCACAGATTGACCATTTGCATCTTCGATTATTTCCTTAAGAGCCTCAAGCTTAATATCATGAATTGGAAACACATTTCTTTCTTCATCATATATAGCTCCATTAGCAAATTGAAGTAATTTATTTGAAAGGGCAGCGGCATTGACTACGTTTACTTCCACAGGCTTTTCAACAAATACTGAATTGCCATTTTCGTCTTCTTGCTCAATCGTTTCAGTAGCACTTATTAAGTCAAGCACTTTATTCTTTTCAAAGTCATCGTATTGCTTCTTTAGAGCTTCAGGCATTCTAAGCTTTATATAGTTATCTGTCCTAAATGGCATTTCAAGATAATCATCGGCTTTCATGCTTATGCAAATATCCTCTATTTTCTTATGTATTAGATATTCTGAGTCACTCATCAGATCGTATGAATATACGACATGACCATTTGTTTGACCTGGCCGAAAATACCTTTCTCTATATCTGGATATTGTCTTTTCAAGGCGCTCGCCTCTATCCATAAGATATATTTGAGGCCACAAATCAATAAGTCCATTTGGAGCAGGCGTACCAGTTAGTCCTACTAGCCTTTTAAGATAAGGCCTTGTGCCGCGTAATGCCTTAAAACGCTCTGATTTATAAGACTTAAAACTGCTAAGCTCATCAACTACTACCATATCAAAAGGTAATTTGCCTCCACCATATAAAGCACAAAGCCATGCAACATTATCTCTTGATATGATATAAATATCAGCTTTTGTTTCCATAACAGCTGCTATTCGCTGTTTAGCAGTACCTATAATCTTAGAAAAGCGCAAATGCTTTGTATGTTCCCATTTCTCTGCTTCTTCTTGCCAAACTGACTCAGCCACTCGTTTTGGAGCTATAACTAATACAGAATTAACTTCACAATAATCAAACATCAGATAATTTATAGCAGTAAGAGTTGATATGGTTTTGCCAAGGCCCATATCTACAAATACACCGCAAAATGGATGCTCGATTATATGCTGCACGCAAGCTAATTGGTATTTATGTAAATCTGTTTCTTTCATCTTTTGTTACTGTTAAATATAGCTAAACAAGCTAAACCAAACAAAGCACCTATTATAAATGCAACTATGTTACTTATCATAAATTATACTATCTATAAATTGTTCAACGCCTTTTATCGTATCTATTACTTCAACTCTAAAACCCAAAGCTCTAAGCTTATTGTGCATATATGCCTGTATGCGTTTAGGCTTTCGTCCAGTTGTTTTTAATTCCACAAAAACTATTTTATGGCCTGGAAATAAGCACATTCTATCTGGTAAGCCTATAAGTTGGTCACACAGCAGTTTTATGCACATACCACCATTTAATTTGACTAGTTCTACTAGCTTTCGCTCTATAACTTTCTCACTAGTTATTTCCATACCTTTTCATATAAATATCATATTCTATTGTATCGATATTAAAAATTACTTTAATAACCTTAAAATATTGGCCTGAGAATTTAACTAACATATCTATTTTTGGTATGCTTTCTATATTCTTTGAGCATAACAACGTTGCTTCTTTTATACTCTGACCTGAAAGTTGTTTATAAAAATTTGCTATCATAATAATCTTATATCATTAGCGTTAATAAAATGCCATTCATCGTCCATGCCTTCAAGTAATAATCCAGCACACAATACCATTTGAAAATGATTATAGCAAAGTTTAATACCGTCAATTTCAAACGGGTAATTTTTCTTATCTTTCTTGCTTATAAGCCTATGGCATATAGCGCAATTACACTTAAAGTCAATCATAATAAACTATCTTTACGTTTATAGTATTTCTGTTTACCGTATAAAGGAAAGTTCTTAGTGGATGCTATAGCTTCCCATTCAGGCAATGACCTAAGAATTTCATTAACCTCTCTGGTATTATATCTTGACATTTCTGTCTTATCTTTGCCAAGGCACTCACACCATACTTCAGCAATGCAGACAAAGTCTTTTTGCACTGTACCGTTTTTAGACAATGGGTCTTCAAGCCAACGTCTTCTGTCATACAGGTCCATTTTATCCCAGTCATCTGGAAATTTAGTATTAAGATATTCTTCAATAATACCTTTTCGTTCATCTGCCTCTGAGTGTTTATGTTGCTCAATCTTAGCAATTATATCTTCATCACCAACAAGGTATAAAGGCTCTTTTGCCAAATATAGTTGATATGCTTCAGCCCATATTTGATTTACTTCATCTTGTGTAAGGTCATCATTTACAGACTTTGTGGCATATTCTGGTCTTACATCTATAGGCATAAATCGTCTATTTCCTGTCGGGTCACGTAAGAAATCTTTGTTGTTAGTAGTACCAAAAAATACGCATTGACGCTTATATGTTTCTACTGTTCTACCATATGCCGGTCTGAACATATCTTCTCTTTTTGATATGTAGTGCTTGATTGACTCTACTTCTGCTTTCTTAAGGCCTGAAAGCTCTGCCATTTCAATCAGCCACGCCCCTTGTATCTGCTCAAATGACTCCTTGCCCTGCACAGTCGTGAATGTATCTGAAAACCATTCCATGCCGAGCTTTTTAACGAAAGTACTTTTATATGTTCCTTGTTCTCCGACAAGTATAAGCGCTGTGTCGAACTTAATACCTGGCTCGAATACCCTCGCAACAGCCGCCACCAATGTCTTCCTAATGGCAGCTCTAGTATAAGCGTTATCTTCTGCTCCAAAATAATCAATCAATAATGTATTAACTCTCGGTATGCCATCCCACTTTTGAGTGCATATATACTCTCTTATCGGATGGAACTTTTTCTTTTCAAATTCAAGCGCAAGCGCGTCATCCACTTTTTGACTTGACACAATGCCGTAAACACACTCAATGTAATTACGAACACCAGAATAGTCAACATCACGAAGAGGCTCCACAGTATCGACTTTACGCCATGGTAACGAACGTGTAACATATCTTTTATTATCAAAAATGTTTAGCTTAAATACATCTTTTAAGAATTGGTCATGCTGAATTATTATATTCAAGTTATTGGCAGAATTATCATATTCGCCTTTTGTATTAGCATCAAGCTCTTCTGTCCATGAAGTATCATACTCTTCAGGAACTTCTGCTTTTGCTTCTTCTGCAAACTCGAATTTAGCTTCAGCAAACTTTTCTTCAGCAATATGCTTTTTTGTTGTAGAGTCCTTAGAGGCAAATTCTTCCATTGCCTTAAAGCTCTTTTTATCTTTGTCTTCTTTTTCTTTGCCTGTATCTAAATGGCCAAATTTATGTATGCGAACTAAGTCAAATGCATTACATAATCTACCTCCAGTAGGGTCTGTTCCATGGTGAGAATATGCAAATTTATCATCATAGACTATTAAGCCCGCAGCTGTAGAGCCATTTATATACGTATATCGCCCTTCTCCAGCTGGTGTATATACATCTGAAAGAAAAGTCTCAATAGCTTCTTGTATAGTATAAGTACGGCAGAAAACACCAATTATGCCTTTTTTATCTTCTGGGTCCTCTTGCTTTTTGATAGCTTGCATTATTACATCTGTGCTATCTGTAGCAGTTGGCCATTCACTCGTATCATGCCAATCATTATATAGCCCAAGAATATAATCAGCTTCAAGGAAAGGTCCGTCTTGAAATTCAAAGTAGTACTCCATGTCTAATGATACAGACGGCCAGAACATAAGTCTATTTACGTCAAAAGTCGACTGGTCAAACAAATCAATGTTTAGGTCTCCAGCGACTTTTCGGGCAATGGCTTGATATTCTTCTTGTGATACTTCTCTATCAAGTGGAATTATCAATCTGTGTCGTGGCTTTTCAGGGCATGACTTATGAGTTGAATGAATAACCGCGGCACAATCAAATAGCATTGTAAAGTCCCACCAAAAGTTCTCGTGAGAAAAGTCAATATCCAATGTAATTAACTGGCGGTAAAGTACATTTGTTTTATCACGCCTACCATTTGTAAGAAATCCGCCTACAAATCCGCCTACGTCTTTTATCTTACTTTGCTCTTCTTTTGTGGCACTCATAAACCGCTTATATGTTTCAGCGGTTACTACAGGAGTAGCTAGCTTTTGAACTAAATTACTCCAAGTTATTTTGGTATTTTTCCATATTTTACTTGAAACATTTAATCCAACAGCTATGCTTAAATTTCCATCATATTTTAATTTACCTACTTGCATAATCATTACTTTTGATAAAAGTCCATAACTCCACCATCAGCATTAAGTGGTAAATCATAAGCCCATGAAGGAGGAGTGGACATTATCTTAACCAAATTATCATACCATTCTTGTGCATTAATCTCTGGAACTTCTGTTATTACTTCATCGTGTATTGAACCAACAATTCCATAACCAGCTTTTTCCATTCTAAGCATAGCATCAGCTAATAAATCTCTTGATACTGCTTGCACAATATTTTCTGTTAATTTGCCACCATACGTGTCTATACTTATCCATTGTTTTGTTGTCTGGTCAATACCTCTATAGCATAGGCTACGAATAGGCATAGATGAACGACCTATTTTTTTATCTTTAAATTCTGGCTTATAATAAAATAGTTTTCTACCAACAGGTAGTTCTATTGTCATAAACTCTCCATCACAGTCAAATATCACGTTTTTACTTGTACATTTTACGGCTCTGTGGTATCTAACTGCTTCTTTAGATGCTTCATCTATTTCTTTCCACATGTCTACAATAGCTGGATTTGCTATTCGCCATTTGCGCACAAGGCCTATCATTTCAACATTTGAAAGTCCCATTTTGTCTCCTCCCATGCGCTTTAACGCGCCAAGACCGCCTTCATAGCCGAGCGCAAGTTCTGAAATTTTTGATTTGTCACGAAGCACTGAGCCTTTTTTAATTTCAGACTTTGGTACTCCAAACATCTTTTCTCCAGTTGCTTCATATATCTTACCATCGCCGTGAAATACATCTAATCGCCACTTTTCATTAGCAAGCCAAGATATTACTCTTGCTTCAATTGCAGAAAAGTCTGCAACTGCGTACTTCATATTCTTTGGTGGTATAAGAGCTGTTCTTACTAACTGGGACAAAATATCTGCAACATCATCATACATCATCTCGACTGACTCCCAATCACGGGCTCTAATCATTTCACGTGGTACTTCTATGTGTGATATATGATTTTTTGATAAGTTCTGCAATTGCAATAATCTACCTGCCCATCGTCCAGTTCTATTTGCACCATAGAATTGAAATGTACCACGGACTCTATGGTCTTTCATGGCACAGTTAAGCATAGCATAATACTTCTTAATGGACGTTTTTGAGAGCTTTTTGCGTATATTAAGTAACTCGATAACATCTGGATAATCTGCAAACTCTTTCATTAAATCAGGCATTGTTTCCTTTGAAAGTGACATAACAACACATCCTGTTGTCTTTTCAACCCATTGCCTAATTTGAACTGGTGAGTTTGGATTTTCAAGCCCTGTTAGCTGTTGAGCATGTTGCGTTAAGATAGAAGTATATGTGTTATCTACTGCGATAGCAGACTCTGCTAATTCCATATCAACCAAAATACCTCTATCGTTTATATTCTGGTCAAGCACATACATCTTGCGCTCAATATCAGGAATGATATATGCCTCTAATCTCTTAAATATCTCACGCTCTGCAAGTACGTCATACTTGTTATATTCCTTATACATTTCCCACTTTTCAGGAGCATGCTCAGGATAATTCCGAGTACGCATGCCATTGACTCGAGTTGCTTTGCATGGGCATGAGAAGTATTTAATAAGTGCTTTACCAGTATCTAGCTTTTTATCTGTAAGATTAAGAGCCTTTGATACTCCGTCCAAAGAAAGTGGTAAACCACAATACGCAGCTTTTACAGAGGTACAATACCACTGCTCTGCTGGAACATTATATCCTATACGCTTAAAGCTCAGGCGCTCAAATACTGCATTATGTGCCACTTTTACACAATCCGGGTCAAGCAAAGCTTCTTCAAACTCTTCAGGCATTTCTTCACCTTGAGCCAAATCTACTATCTTTACCGGGCCATCATCTAAAGCATATCCTATTATAAGAATTTCAAAGTCTGGTGACTCAATATACTTATAAGCTCCAGACTCTTTAATATCTACAGATGAATATGTTTCAACGTCTATAAAAAGATTTTTTGCCATTATTTCTTTATTTGATATTATAGAATTGTGGAATAGGCAGGACTCGAACCTGCATCTTGCTCTCGTTGTTTTTAAGTGGTACCACGCTGCTCTTCCATTAAGCTACTATCCCAATAGGAGTATAGGCGGGACTCGAACCCACATTTACTTGGTTTCCACAGACGGTTTCCGAAGTAAGTTTTACCATTAAACTACTATACTCATTGATGCAGAAAGGAAATTACATCATATCGTCATCCTGAACAGCATTATCTCCACCGAAATCTTCTTCAGCTGTTGAGCCACCAGCTAACATCTCTCCATCTTCGAGCTTTTGAAGGTTGTTCAATCCAGCAGCGATGCCTTTGGATGAAACATTGAAAGCATAGAAATTGATTGAAGCGCGACCATAGCAACCTGAATAGAACTCGTCTCTGCTCATGATTGGATTGAGTGAGCGGTCCACAATGCTCGGCTGACGCATCGAGTTTGCATTGATGAAATAGTGATCCTCAAATGCTGGGTCATCCGGACGTTCTTCATCGCCATCGCGTAAAGGCAATTTGAGGTTTGCTGGAATACGGCCATTCTTATCTGCGAGCTTTGCCTTACCTGCTTCCTTTGCAGCTTCTATGGCTTTCTTGATTTTGTCAATAGTAGCCGTATCGCTCTTAGGAATAAGAACGCAGATATTATACTTAGGAGTATCGCCCTCATTCATAGCTGTGGGCTCGAACACGTTTACATAGCAAAATCTTACTTTGCCAGTTACAACCTTGGTTGAATTTACTTGATTACTCATTGTCTTTTAATTTAAGTTGTTATTATTCTTTGAAATCTAGTTGTGCTTGAGCATATCCCATTGCTGGTCTCTTGTCTTCAAGAGGTACAAGAGTAGGTTTGCCTTGTGGCTTGATAACCACATCTGAGAGTATTTCCTCAAAACGCTTTTTGCCTACTAACTTCTCAATAGAAGTAATCGGTTTAAGCTTCATATTGAAAATCTCATCTTCTGAAAGTTCAGGGCAACGTGCAAAAATTGCATTAGAAGCTTGGTCTTCGTCAACCCATTTGCGTCGACTAATTCCTTCAACTACTTTAAGCCCCGGCCATTGCTTATTCTCGTTAATCGCTTTAGTTTGTGCATATTCTGTTATTGAATTAGCCCATTCTATAAGCTTAGGCACACGCTTAACTATATCAGCAATCTCATCATCGGTTAGCAACTCTGGGTCTGCAAATTCATGTTGTGCAATTTCGAGCTGTTGCTCATAAAGCTTACGACATTGATTACGCACAGCACAAAATCTGCACCAATCTCCAGCATTGAGTTCTCCTTTACCTTCAAAAGCAAGTTCAGCTCTTGGCCTAAGCTCCTCTTCTGCCCATTTGCGGAGTTCTTCAACAGATATTTGCCAACTTGATATATTGTTAATGCGAGGCTGTATAATAGTCAATCGCACTTCCGTTATATCATACATTGTATCATATTTCTGTAAAGCTCCAAGTCCATAAAGCATAAGTTGCTTATTCCATTCAGCATATACTGGAACACCTTTTCCATATTTTAAGTCAATGACTTCCATAAGATTATCATTGATAACAACACAGTCGGCTGTTCCAAAGCTTTCAGGCACATATTCTGTCAAATCGAGTTTCTGCTCAATTTCCATGACGGCTAACGGATTTTCAGTTTTTGCTTCAGCTAATTGTTCTGAGCAATAATCCGTATAGATAGGTACAACTTCAAGCATTTCCTCGCTGAACAAGTCATTTGCCATTATCTCTTCGAGCCTTTGGTCAAAGTCTTGCTCACTAATGCTATTAAGTGTATCTTTTCTCAGGTAAAGCTCTGAGAGCTCATGAGCTAATGTACCTTCTTCTGCATATACCGAAGACTTCTTTTCTCCGTATTCATCTTCAAGCTTAGCAGATGGAGTACAATTCAGCCATCTTCCTGCTCCAGAAGCCGAGAGGAGTGCATGACTCCTCTGGCTATGTTTCTGTGGTTTAGTACTAATTGTTTGTTGCTTCATAGCACTCTCCGTTTTTAATTCCTACAGTTACTTCAGCTGCTCCAGATTTTGCTATAAACTTAGCCATACCTGAAAGTAAACTTGAGCATATAGCATGCAATGCAGGATTTTCTTTGCGAAACTTAATTGCCGTTTGTTGCAGCTTCTTTTGATTTGCCATTACAGTGACTCTAAGAAATTATACATTTCATCATACTTAGCCGGGTCAAGCCTTGTTACACTCGGAGCTCCAAGCTCATTGAGTTTCTGCTTGATTACGTCGCGATGCTCATTGACCTTCTTTGCAAGCATTCCGCGAACATCCTCAATGCTCTTAGAGGCAGAAGAAGCAGCCGGAGCAGCAGGTGCTGAAG